TCAAATTCTGCCGTTGCAATCCCTGTAATTCTATCTGACTTTCTAGTTGTTAATGATATGTGTTCTTTGTCGTTTGATGTTGTCGTACCATCAACGCCTGTTGTCTGTGTTGTAGATGATGATGTATCGTTAACGGCAAGTCTGTTTGTATCTACTTCTAATGCTTTTGGATATACACCATCTGGGTCATAAAATCCTTTGTCTGTGTTTGCAAGTTCTGTTACCTTACCTGGCATTGTCCCTAATATAACAGGTTCTTGTCTGTCTTCACCATCTCTAAAATATCCCATGACCCATGTACCTTGTACTAAAAAGGTTGTGTGTCCTAATCCTGATATTCCTGTTGATGTAACAGGATGTATAACTTGAGCCCACGGTAAATCTTCCGTAGGTAATTGTACTTTATCCCCTACATGACTTCCTAATATTCTAACTCTTACTCGTCCTAGTTTCTGTGGGTCGTTTCTATCTTCAACAACACCTACAAACCATACAAAATTGTTAAACCCTAAAAAATTATTATCACTTATCATTATCTTTGTCCTTTTTTAAGTATCGCTGTTCTATCCGCCGTTGGTCTAACTTTATCTGCAACATCTATTTGTGCTTCATCTAATTCATATTGTAATACTGTTGTTTTACTATCATCTACTTCTTCTGATGAAAAGGTATCAAATATTTCTTGTGGATACATTTTCATTGTACTATCTTTGATACATTCTAATACTGTTTTGTGTCGTAAATTTTCAGGACTAAAACTAATTATGTGTCTTACATTTTTTACTAGATATCTTCCACTCATATGTGGGTCTCTATCTGCTGGATTTGATTTATTTGCTGGCTCATATGGTGGGACATCAAATGCAATTAAATCACCAACACTTAAACCTGTAAAACCAGGAACCTCTAGTGTTAGTTGTTGAGAATTAAATGCCTCTTGATAACTTATTTTTCTAGGTGCATTTATCTCACTATCAGGTCCTTCAAAATTATTAAATGTCTTTTCTGTTGTAGAATGAAACATTAATCTACCTTCTGGAAAATCTGATACATATTTGTTATCACCAAAATTTAGTCTAGGTGCAATTGACTTATCTTCTTGTTTACCACCTTCACCATCATGTTCTATGTGATGAGATTTTACATATTCATCTTGATAATTAAAATCTAGTTCTGAAAATGTTTTATTAAACATATCATGTGTAACCATTCTACTGCAATAAACACCACTTCTATAATTTTGTAATGTGTCAAATTGTTTATCAATACTATAACCCATGACTTGTTGCATTTTACTTACAATGTCTTCATCATCTTTCATGTTTGCAACCTTTACTACAAATTTTGCAACAACAGGTCTAGCCATCTCACTAGTTATAGCAAGTAGATTTTCATAACTTCTTAAATGAAAACCATTTGCCGTTTCATAAAACTTCATGCCAGATGTATTATGTTTTTTAGAAAATGCACTACTAGATAACATCTCTATTGCCTTCAATGGTCTAACTCTAGGTATTACAAATTGATGATTACTTTTAGTTTCTTCTAAAAATAATGGTTTCTTGCTATTTAATGTGTTTCTAACAATATCAAATATATGTCGTTCTGTTGCACCCTTAAATGGTTTTGATACTCTTGTTTGTTCGTTTGTAATTAATTCTTTACTGCAAAATTCTAAAACATATGCCTGAGACCTAGCCGTTATCTCTTGTCTTTTTGTAATACTGAATATATGCATTGGGTGACCTGTCTTAGAAGTAAAGTCATAACCTCTAGAGCAACCAGGTGTAAATACTTTAAACTCTACTCGTTCAAAACCTGTCAATGGTAAATGAATAGGGATTGCTTGAGCGTCTGATACAACAATATTACCTGTAAGTGTTTTACTTTCTAATGATTCAAAAATATTAATCTCGGCTAAAAGATGTGTTATATCTATTCTTAATGGCGATAGTGTAGGTCCCATTCTATAAGATACAAGATATACTTTACTAATGGTGTAATGACCAGGATATTCTAGTTTTTGTCTATCAATAGTACCATACATAATATTACCTACTAATTAGGGTTTCAAATTCATCTAAAAATGCATTTAAAAATTGTGGATTTAATAATTTAATCTTTCTTAGTTTGTCTTGTTTTCTATCTTCAAATTGTCTGTTTGTTACCGCCTCTGCACCTGATACTGTACTATTAACTTCTATCTTGTGTGAAAAATCATCTGGTCCATTTCCTGTTGTTTTTCCACTTGACCTTGTTATTTCGTAATGATGTACGGCGTCTGGGTTAGAATACTTGTCATTTACAAATCTTTCAAAATCGGCGTCTGATAACGGCCACTCGTAATATCTGTCCATAATATTATTTGTTAACAATATTACCCAATGAAATTCTGCACTCCCAAAATGTTTAAATGCCGTTGTTTCTGGCGATTCACCATTAGGGACAAAATATGGTTCGTACAATGATACTTCATTGATAATTTTTTCTCTAATTTTTATTCTACGAAAAATGTCGGTAACTAGTTTAACATTACCATCTTTTTTCATATCATAAACAGATGTAGGAAAATGACTAAAATACATTATTAAAAACCTTCTGCGATTGTTTCTTTGGTCATAATTTCTGTTTCCATAAATGTCAATGTTACATTAGTTGATACAGGTGATGAACCATTTTCATCGCCTTTAAATGTTTGCACTTCACCATCAGGAGCATAGTTTACTTGCATATCTGTTAAAACACATCTTGACACTTTTGGTATGTATAGGTTTTCTTTTTCTCTATACATATACATTATTTGAAATTTAGATGGCACAATAAATCTTGCACCCATTTTATCTGGTGTTGATGATTCTGGTAACATATGAAATTTAAATAGTTTTATTATCTTATGCATATCATCCATTTCTGTTTTATTTTTAGGCATAAAACTATAACTGTAATTAAATTGTCTAAAACCTACACCTTTAAATGTTTGTTCTAACATAGGGTTGACCGCTGTACCTGTTATTTGTTGTTGTATTGCTGTAGCGGCTCCACCTGTAACCATATCACCTATTTTTCCTGCAAGTTGTTTTATACCTTCACCTGCAACCTCGCCGGCGGCGTCCATAACATCTGAAAAACTTCCTATATCACCTATTCTAGCGGCAGCTAATCCTAATAATCCTGTTGGTACTGCCTCATACTCAGCGGCATATTTAAATTCTAAACCTGAAGCCGGAGTATATAACATTATACTATTTGATAATACAGTATGTTTGTTAAATGTTTTACCTAAACCACTATTTGGTTTTCTAATTCTTTTTTGTGCGCCTGACTGTACTAGGTCAAATACTGCCTGATTTTCTGCAACACCAGATAATGCACCTATGTCGCCTGAAAATTTATCTTTACCTTTTAATTTTTTTATGTTAGTACCATCAAAACTGGTCATCTTAAATGCTGATTCATTGTGCATTAATATATCAAAAACTATGTAATGACCATTCTGCATTTCACCTGCCTCTTGTGGGAATGCCACCTGTGTGAAGTCAAATGGATTTTCCTTCATGTGAGATGATGGACTACTATCTTCTATTTCTAATGGTGATTTATTAAGTAACTTAGCTGCTATCTTACTGTTTTGTGCTTGACCTGTTATCTGATTGGCAAATTGTTGTAATTCACCACCTATACCACCAGGTAGGTTTCTGGTAATATTACTAATAACACCTCTTATCTTGTTTGTAAATGCCATACCATTATTTATACGATAAATATGGATATGCAATCAAGTAAATACAGTAAAAACTACAAGGCACCTTATAAGGGTAGGTTCAAACCTAACAATCCTAAGAAGTATGTTGGCAATCCTGGCAACATAATATATCGTTCATCTTGGGAAAAAAGGTTCATGTTGTATTGTGATAATAATCCAGATATCTTACAATGGGCAAGTGAAGAAATGGCGATACCATATTATAACCCTATTGATAAAAAAGTTCACAAATATTATCCAGATTTTATAGTCAAGACTGAAAACAAAACTGTCATGGTAGAAATAAAACCTAAAAAATATCTATCTAAACCAAAATACAATCAGCGTAAAACTAAAAGATATTATACTGAAAGTTATAACTATATTAAAAACAATGCTAAATGGAAAGCCGCTAGAGAGTATTGTGAAGATAACAATATTGAGTTTAAAATATTTACTGAAAAAGAATTAGGTATTTAAACTGCTGTAGCTAATGTGTTTGCAACAGGATTAGGATTACCTGTTGAAGGTCTAACTATCGTTCTATTTGAGGCTATAGGTGCATTAGTATTTTGATTTGTTTGTACGATTATAGGTTTATTTCCTACATCTGAACCATCAGGACCTTTTAGGTCTACTTTTTCTTTTTCAATGTTAATCATTTTTTCTTTTAATTCTTCTGCCTGCCTTTCTTTTAATATTTCTGCTTTTTCCTCATCATCAGGACCACCTAACCATGATGGTATTGACATATAGATATCATCAA